TTAAGTTAAGAAAGATTTTTAGTTTGATATGTTTCATATTTACTCCTGTTAGGTTATTTGTTTTTTTTATATTTAACATATAAAGACATATAAACATAATGGCACTAGAAATTCAACCCTTAAAATAATGGCTTAAAAACTAGCTTATTTTAAGTTAGATACAATTTAGAAGTGAATATTTAATGTTTTTCAAATCAAAGCAAATCAGCTACAAATGATTCGTTATGTTTTTTATAAATTTTATGATAGAGAGAATTTAATGCGTAAGCAGTTTAAGTATAATATTTTCATAACATATACTTTTAGGTTATGTGCTGAGTGGTTTCTCTCTCTCTACTGCTCAGCACCTTTAAGGGAGAAAATATGAAAAAAGATGATAGAGGAGATCAAGACTTAACCAAGCAAATAGAAATCAAAGATAAAGAAATAGAAACACTTAATAATATTGTTAATAATTTAAAAAATATTATTGATAGTAAAGAAGCTGAAATGACAGCTATGGTAAATGCTAATAATAGTCATAGAGAATTAAATGGAGAACTAAGAAAAGAATTAGATCAGGTAAAAGCTGATAATAAAAAATTAGCAAAGCAAGTAGAAGATTTAGAAATAGAAGCTAAAGAAATGTTGGCTTACCCATGATAATATTTGGACATCCAATACATCGTAAATATACAAGATTGATTTATAGATTTGTTATAGCTGTAATATCAATTATTGTTTTTATATTATTAGTTGGTTGTTCTAAAATAGACTTTGACCCAGCAACAGGTATCTTTAGATATGTTTTACAACAGGAGATGAAATGGAAACCATGAACTTAAATAGTAGAGAAGCTTATAAAAAAATGACAGAAGCTTCTAATGATTGGTCAGAGTGGGCTGAGAAAGTTATTTTACTTGATGAGGGTAAGAAAGCAGTATTCAGCAAATTATTTTTAAAATACAAACTAGATACTAAAACAGTTGGAGAAGCTGAACATAAAGCTAGAACTGACCCTGAGTATGAAAAAATAATTAAAAGCTATGCCCATGCTGAAAGCCAACTAATAAAAGCAAAGCTTATGTATAACAATCTTGATAGATACTTGTCTGTAAGACAAACAGAAGTAAAAAGAGATTTAACACTTGCTGGAAAACAAGATGGCTAACAAAATTCTTTATGTTGATATTGCTCCCTTAGGTTTAATTACATTACATAAAGATAGACCCATCAGGGAGACTTGGTGGGTCGCTAATGTTTTGTAATTTCTAATCCTGTCATGTCTGTTGTTTCATCTATTGGTTTTACAATATAATTATAATCAACAACTCTTACATCAGGAAACTTAGACATATCTTTTATTATTGAATTTAATTTATTTCTATTTGGAAGCTGATCTACAAATCTAAGACAAACAAAATGTCCAAATGGCTGGTAATCGGATTCCAACTGAAATTCTACTTCTATAATTACTGCATCTATGTCCATTCGGACATATTACTTCTTTTTGTTTCGGTTTAAAACCTTATCCGTCATTTTTGTGCTAAATGTAGCCGTAAATACGATGATTACAAGATACCATACAGAGTCAGGTAAGTCATTGATAATTCTTACCCATTCTTCAAAGTTATCTCTAGTATCTTCAAACCAACCTGTTGATAGCATAGCAATTAACCATACCATTAATATTTCATCTTTCCAGCTTTTGTCTTGGCTTTTAATTCTTGTTATATCAACATCTTTACAAGCTTCTATTTCTGCTTGTCTAATAGTTCTAACTTTTTCAGCTTTGTGTTTAAAATGTTCAGTAGCTTTGTTTAAAACAATTTTTGTTAAAGGATTTTTTAATAAACTAAATATCATAAATAAGTATTACCTGTTAAAATTAATAATGTTGTCCAATATACTACAAGAATTGAATAAATTAAATATGCTAGTTTCATTCAATCCTAATATTCCTTATTTTTTATTTTTCAACAATTCTTTACCAAGTTCAGCATAATGAATTATCTTATTGTACTTTTGCTCTAAGGTTTCTCCATCTTTATTTCTGACAGCATATTTGACTATATTGCCATCTACAAAGTTAAGCTTATTGGCTAATATGAATTTTAAAGGAGATATAGGTAATTTATAATGCTGACCCCCTATTTGTCTCTGAGTAGCCCTCTGTGTGCTTGTATTTGCCTTTAAAATAGCTTTCCGACCCATTTTCCCTTATCGTTTAGTATCATTGGCTCTAATATTGGAATACCATTGATTATTACTGCTGTTCCAATAACAGGTCTAGCTTTTTGTAATTTATTATATTTAAAAGCAAGTGCTTTAGGGTCTATAAGTGACCCACATTGAAGCCCATAATATAAACCTAAACTATTGCCATACCATCTACAACCATACTGCGAATGATAATGTCCAGCAACTGCACTCATTCCGAGACTCTGTGCATGACGAAATATATCTGCCATTTTTCCATGACAAAAATATACTTTACCTAAAGGTGTGCTAATTGTTAAATCTTCGTGCCATTTCCAACCTTTACCAACTTGTAAAAAATCATTATAATTTTTTATATATGCTTTTGGTATTCCATGTTTAAATGCTCGTCTATAAACTAAGCTACCATGATTAGAGTCTAATAAATCCATCTTTGGAAACATTTTTTCTAGTTCTTTAATTTTAGGTAAAGCCAACTTTAATTCGTCTCCAGCACTTGGCATCTCGCTATCTTTATCGTGAAAACTCATTCCAGCATTATCTACTTCATCTCCCAAATGAATTACCTTATCAAATTTTTTATACTTTTTAGTAAGTGCTTTTAAGAATGGAATTAAAAATTTATTTTCGTATGGTATGTGAGTGTCGCTGATAATTAAAATTGACTTGTAAATCATACAAGTCAATCTATACAACTATTTCGTGAGTAAGTAAAGTAATTGACCTAAAACCAATAAACCGATTGCACCAAGAGAATATAAAATTCTATCAATGTCTTTCTTCATGTGATGAAGATGGTTTTTAATTATCAAATCAATTTTTTGATTAACTAATTTGATTCTTCCATCTATCTCTACAAATTTTTCTTTATTACTTTTCATTATCTTTTTTTTCGCTTTCTTCTTAAATCAGTATCATGTTTTCTGCTTCCTCGCAAAAAACTATTTACTCTTGCGTATGCCCATTGTTGCATACCTATTCTAGGTCTTGAACCGCTGGAAAGATACGCCCCTGTTCCCCTTTTGAACACAGTTTTTAACATACCTAGAGTGACACCTTTTTTCTTTTTAGCTTTTGCTCTTAAAACAGAAACAACTCTTGCAGATAATTTACTTCTTCTTACAGCCATTATCTAACTCTCGCTTTAAACATTGATTTAGGTATTCTGCCACCTGATTTGTAAATAGATGACATAGATTTTAAAAGACTTGCTCTAGCTGACCTTTTACCACCTTTTAATCCTGATAGATATTTTTTAGGTAAGTCAGTTGCTTTATCTTTTGGTACTTTTCTTCTTTTTCTTTTTTTTGACATTTCTTCTTCTTTTCCTCATTGGTCTTTTGTTTATCATCTCAGCCAATGTAGATGTTGTTGTAAATCCACTCATTTGCCTACACTCCTCATAGCTTTATTATGTGCAGAAGCAAAAGTGCTTCCATTTTTTAAAGACCTAGCCATGCTTCTCATGTGTTTTAAACTATGATGTCTTGCGTGTGCTTTCATAGTCTTTTGTTGTCTTGGTTTTAAACCTTTAATAATTCCTGTTATAGAAGCAACTTTGACCATTATCTTTTTTTCTTTTTGCCCATTTTACTTTTTTTAGGCTTATTCTTTCTTTTTTTATCTTTTCCATGTCCATAATGATAAGGCATATTATTTTCTCCTTTTAGCTTTTTTAGTTTTCTTTTGTTTCTTCATAATAGCTTTTTGTAAAGCCATTGGTAGTTTTTTTTGTTTTTTAGTTAGCATTGTTTCTCCTTAGTTAGCAAATTTACCATCTGACCACTTAGCATCGGGTAATCCATTAGTATAAGTTTTTCCATCAAATGTTAATACTTGTTTTCTATTACTTTCTTCATTAAAGCTACAATGTACCCAGCCTGAGTTAGGGTCTTTATCTTCAGCTTTCCAAAACTCTAATATTAGTTGGTCAAAATTACAGTTGTTTTGAATCCATAAAGCTACTTGCAAATTAGATACACCAGCTATTTCAAAATCTACTGCTTGTCCTTTTGCGTGTTGTGATGTTGCTTTACTTCCTATTGCTTCGCACAGTTCAGGGCTTCTATAACCTGAAGTAATAATAATTGGTTTGTCAAACTTTGCTCGTACAGGCTCTAATACTTCATAGCATAAATCAGTTAAATTTTTTATTTCTCCTGACCCAGCTTTATTAGATATACCTTTTCTTGTAGCTGTTTGAGATTTTTCCATCTCTGATAATGTAAAATGTTTTGAAAGTTGCATTGAAACCTCTTATGGTTTAGTTGGAAATTCTACTGCTTCTACTTGTTCTACTGTTGTAAGACCCTCTGTAATATCTCGTAAATCTTGTCTATATGTTTTAAATCCAGCAGATAATGTTGTACCTTTTTCTTTAGCCATAATTACTTCCCAATCACTAGCTTTTAAAAGATTATTTCGTCTTAGTCTTAAATCTGCCATAGCTCTATCAAAAGCACCATCAGAATATGCTTGTTCTTCAGCATCTCTTTGTGCTTCTTCTTCTGCTGTAAATGGAACTTGTATTCCATTAATTAAATGATGTCTTGTCATAATATCTCCTTATATTTTAGTTCAACCCAAATAGCAAGATGTCACCACTATCTATATTTCCTGTGCTTACTGAAAATTGAACTCCATCTATAGCACTTGTTGTATTACAATATCCAGCTATGTGTGGATTTTCTGATGCTGGAGAATTATTCATATATTGTGTTTGTGCTATAAAATGTTTTACAAATGTAGTTGATGATGGATTAAATAAATGTAGATAACCACTTAAACAACCATCATTATCAGTATTTAATTCTCCTGTGGTTAATCTTTGTTCTGATGTTGATTGTGCTAAATCAGAACCAGCTATATATTGTGTTGTATCTGTTCCATCATCTTCTTTATGCATCTGATAAAAAATAGTAGTTGTTTTAGTTGAATCAAAAGCAGAACCACCATCTCTAAAATTAACTAAAAAATAAGAATATGCTGATGGATGTATGTTATTAAAGAAAAAAATATATTCCTTATATGTGCTATCAATTCCTGATGTGAAGCTAATAGTAGCTGATGATGATGCAGTTTGTTTTTGTATTAAAGCTAAAGTTCCTAATGAAGATATACTTCCAAATGCTGTTGCATCTTTAACACCTCTATTGTTTAGTTTAATTATTGCCATCAGCTATCCTTAATTCCATAAAGTTTAAATGTACCACTATCAATGTTTCCACTATTCATTTTAAATTGAATAGCATCAATAGATGAAGTTGTATTTAAATATCCACCTACATGGGCTTGTGTTGAATAATCAGAACGCATAGTAGATTGAACTTTAGACATGAAATGTTTTACAAAAGTTGTAGAACTTGGGTTAAAAAGTAAAAGTTCTCCACAATAATTTTGATCATTATCATTACCAGCATCTTCTCCTAATGGTTGGAAAGATGTACTTTGTGCTAAATCTCTTGCTGTCCAATAAGATAATTGCTCTCCACCATCAGCTTCAGCATGACTAGAATAAAAAAAAGTAGAAGTAGCTGTGACACCATAACTACTTCCTGTATTTGTTGAACCTTGAAAAGTTAAATGTGCTACATCTGTTGCTTGATGAACATTAATAAACACAAATTTATAAATAGGATATGTGTTATCTAAAACAACTCCACCACTTCCATCTACAAAAGATATTGAAGCACTTGAACTAGCAGTTTGTTCTTTAATTAAAACCATACTTCCTGATGCTATTGACCCAGCAGTAGTGATAGCTGATATACTGTTATTGTTGTATTTAACTAATGCCATATAATTTTATTACTCCACTATCTATGTTGCCTGAACCAAACTTAAATTGAATACCATTTATTGCACTTGTTGTGTTAAAATAACCAGCTATAAATCTATTTCCTGACGCATTATTTTCAGTTTTATCTGCCATAGTCACTAAAAAATGTTTTACAAATGTAGTTGAACTTGGATTAAATAATTTAACAGTACCACAAATTCCTACATCATTGTCGTTTCCTGTGTTATAAGATATATCTTGAAATCCTGTGCCTTGTGCCAAATCTTTACTTGTGTCATAACTAAGTCCTCTTGCACTATCGTCTTCTAAATTATATGCACTAAAAAAAGTAGTAGTTTTTGTCACATTATAATTTGAACCTGAATCTGAACTTCCATTAAATTGAAATTGAACATTATCGGTTGCTGGGTGTATATTTATAAACTTAAACATATAAACATCATAAGTAGAGTCTATGTTTGAAGTAAAACTTATTGTAGCTGAACTTGATGCAGTTTGAGTTTCTAATAGTGTTATATCTCCACCACTTATAGAAGCTGGTAAAGATGTTATTGCTGATAAGGAGTTGTTGTTAGCAAAGTTAAGAGCCATGTTAAGACTCCTTTGGATTATCTGCTTTTATTTGTGCTATTCTTTCTTTCCAAGCATCAAGACCTTGTTCGTTAATTTCTTCTAATTGTTTATCCCAAGAGCCATATAAAGATTTTCTTGTTGCTATAACTTGATTATTTCTTTCCATTTTATCTGCATCACTTTCTACTGCTGAAAGTTGAGCATCTGTTGGTTGAGCAATATCTAAATTCCATTCTTTAATGTATGCACCATTGCCATCTGCTTTGTCGTGTAAAATAACATCTTTTGTAAAATCAATATCATTAACTCCTAAAGAATTTGCATAAAGTTTTATTTTTGTATTTAGTTGTGCCATAATTTATCCTATAATAATTTAAATCCTTGAAAAGTTGTTCTAAAATTTGAACTAATATTTCTAGTGCTACCACTATCGTGATATACTTGAACTTTAATCGCATCTCCAACAGATAAATCAGCAATACAAAATGCCTGTGTAGTTTCGTATCCCTCTCCATCATGAGTTTCGCCAACTGCAATATCTTCGCCAGAGCCACCACTAGGTGTTCTTACTATTGTAGTTAAAAATCTATCACTATCCCAAACTTGTCTACCAGCTTGTGCAAATAAAAAATACTTTCCAGCTTTTCCTGATGGAACTGTAAAAATACTTGACGCAAAAGCATTATCTGTATCAAAAGTTTCTGTTCCAAAATCTACATCAGTAAAAGTAGTATTTGAAATAGATTGTTGTGAAGCTGATTTTGCAGAAAAAGCTGGAGTGTTATTTCCACCAGCAGTCGCCCAAGTTAAAACTCCTGACCCATTTGTTTGTAAAAATTCATCTGCGTTTCCATCTGTTGTTGGAAAAGTTAAAGTGTATGAAGCACCAGCAGAATGTGAAGGACTTTTTAGTTTTATCCCATGTGAATTTTGAGAACAGTTTAATTGTAAAGTTCCATCAGTAGTACCATCGCCTTTTATTTGTAATCCAGCAGATGATGATGTTGATACAAAATTAGTTTTAGCTTGTGTGACAGTAGCATCAGATGGTGTTCCTATATCTAAAGTATTTCCAAGAACTATTATAAAATCAATTACATCCCCTGTGCTTAAATTACTTGCAAAAGTTATTGTCGAACCTGAAACTGTAAATGAATCTGTTGGTGCTTGTAAAATACCATTAAGTGAAACTAAAAACTGATTTACATTTTCATAATCTGTAAAAGCAGAGCCACCATTATTCATAGTATAACCAGCTTGACCATTGACTACACTAATTGCATCTAGTTTTACAAAGTTTCCTGTGATGGGTGTTTTACCTATATATGCCATAAATTATTCCTTTG